GATCCATCATAGATATCTGGTATCTGTAATTTGTAGCCAGGACAATTCGGATCGAACTGTGGATCATAACAGGGTTCTACACGATAAGTGTAAACCACATTAGTATCATATACAGATCCATCTCCTTGAACGTCGATTCCTCCGTCTCCGAATACATCCCTATGTAACCTTCCCAATGGAACGATCTTTGTTATCTGTGTTCCCGCAAGACTGCCTGATTTCCAGTCGTCTCTTTCTCTGAAGATATAACCAGTTCCGTCTGCATTCTCATTGTAGACATACACAGTAACCAAATCGTCCGTTTCTTTGTCTATCCTATACTGATATAGAACGTTGTCTATATAGACGCCTGGCGGGTCTGGAAGGATATCACCCATAGCCCACCTAAGCGCATTATCTGCTGCTGCATTCCCTGTATAACCGTAATAGGGAACAATACTCTCAGAGTAAGAGGAAGAGGGCCAGCAGACCACCACCAATAACAGGAGCAGCCTGTTGAGGTGATTGGAACAATGGTCCCATTCCATCCAGTTCTTTTTGTGTCTCTTCGACATGTGTTTCCCATCCTAGTTTTGCTGCATCACCGATAGATCCGTTGTAAGGACAAGGTGTTCCAGCGTGCATCATTGCATCGAATACTTTTTCATCCTGACACATGACGGATACTGCAGCAACCTTCATGCCCATGTCATATAATACTTTTGCATTTTTTAAACGTTGACAGTTTTCTTCAGTGAATGTTCCACCCGCAGAGATACCAAGTATCTGAGTTTGAACTGCACCCGCAACACCAATAGTACACAGGTCACTATTGTTACCCGCACTAAACGATGGCGAAATTGCAGAAGGGGGTGGTTGGTTGATATTAGTTGTCATCTCACCATTAGTGGTGACAGTACTATTTGTATCCGATTTAGTACAAACATAACCCTCTGGACACTGAGCTTCTTGTGCGAGTACAGGTGAGGCGAACCCCATTAATAACACAACACACACGAACAGATATCTAAACATAATATTCTCCAATTTAGAAAAGTCAATACACGATTACCTTTATTTATAACACAGATCTCTTCGTCAAAAATTTGACAACTTAGAAAATTTGACAATGTTCGCAAATCAAATTTTTGACAAAAAAATTAAAATAATTTCAAAAAAGGGCTTGTAATTCCTGTCAGAATGATTATATTAATAGTGTAAGACAGAGAAAAGGAATCAGTTATGAAAATGTTTATTAGTGCAGAAGACGGTTTTGTTAAAGTGTACAAAGGTGTTGATAACATCGTAGGTGGTGCAAAGACTGCGAAAGGTCTTGCGAATATTCTTGCGACTCACAAAGTTGACAACTATGATGTCTACTTCACTAGCAGCATGGACTTTGCTGATGAGTATGGGTTTGACCACTACAATGGTGCGAAGAACCTTTGGGACGAAGCGATGAAATTAATTTAAAATAATTTCAAAAAAACGCTTGACATTCCTTGTAAAGTGTACTATATTAATAATGTAACAAAGAGAGGTTAACACATGTTTCGAATTCCTGAGTACTTCAAAATGGATATGACCCTAGAAGATGCGTGGAAAACAATCCAAGGTATTGGTAAGGGTGACGCTCTGGCGGGTATGGAGTTTCTCGCCGACGAATGGGATGCGTATGCTCGAGGTGACCAAGACGACTGTTACGATGGTGACAGTGATTGGTTCGAAAACTGGATCTATGAAGCGAACGCATACAACGTTGTGTTCGAAGGAATGTCTAAATTGCTTGGACCAAAGGAGAATGTGTAATGACTAATTCAGTTGAGAAAATCGTATCAGACGTAGCGGACTTCCTTGTCTATGTACAAGACTTCTACGGTCCTGGCGGGATCTATGATATGGGTGCGACACCCACGCAGATCATCGAAGCTACAAAACAGTACATCGATCAAGTTGGTACAAATCCAGAAGATAGTCTTTCTTTCTGTGGAGATTCACTAGATCGTGAGAAAGTACGTGATATCATGATCAATAAGTTTGGTCTGAAATTCCCAGAGGGTGGAATCAAGAACATCGATGACTACGTTGCGAGACTTGAAACCGCTACTTCTAAAGAAGAACTAAGATGGAATTAATTTGTAATTAATTCGAAAAAGGGGTTGACATTCCCTACGAAATGTCATATAATACATAGGTAATCAAGAGAGAGATATATCATGACACAAGTTGCAGTAATCCACACCGCTTTCGAAGACACACCACGCACTGTTGCGTTTGTTGAAGTCGGTGATCGTACTGGTAACGATGCTCTAGAGTATGCGTATCGTTGGACACAGAACATCTTTGATAGTTGGTCTTTGAAAGTGGATGGGTATCAAGACGGTAACGACGATGTTACTGTTGTCGGTGAACTTCCTGTTCACGATGGTCAAACATACGGTTTACGTTCAACAGCAACAGGTGACCACATGTTGTTGGGAAATACGAAGTACAAAGTATCAATGATTGGTTTTGAGGAGCTAGTATAATGTTTGTTATTGAAACTCAGTGTTATGAAGACTACGGCACACGCATCAAAGCAAAGGGTGGACGTTCTATCTGTTGCGAAGTCGACACCATCGAAGAGGCGGAAGCAATCGCATCTATGATTGAGGATGAGTGGGAACACATCCTTGGTATTCACGAAGAGTCAGACGATTGGGAGTCTTGGTATGTCCAGTCTCAAAAAGAGTATGATGACGGTGTCCTGTATTTGGATCCTGTTGTTCGTCGTTCTGCAAAGAGTGGTAAATACTACTTGAAGCGTGGGTATCAACTTAATCGTACCACCAATCCCGATTTTGAACATCTTGTAGGTAAGTTCATTGGTTGGATTGACAATGTCTCTGAAGGGGGATGTGTCATGAAAATTGAGGGCGATCAACGTACATACGTTGATGACAACTTGGAGGCAGCGTAATGGATATGTCAATTGATGGTATGAACAGTTATCAGATCAAAATTCTTGATGAACTATGGGCGTGCGATACTGTCGAAGAAATGCAACGGTTCCTAGAATCAAAAACTGAAGAAGAGTTACAAGAGATTGCAACTCTGCGTGAGATGTTGGTTCTTGCACACATTGATGAAGAAGTTTCTCAGATGAAAGAATTTCCAGAAGTGCTTGCCATGTTGAAAGGTTTGGTGTAATATGTATATCGTGAAAATCAAAGGTGGTCAAACTGTGGCCATCTGTTCTCGCAAGGTTGATGCAATGGCGTATCTATCGGGTCAATCTTTGGATAAGACAATCTATGAAATCAAAGAGGTGTCAAGATGAGTAATCAACGTGGTGGTAAGTGGAAGTCTGCAACATTGAATGATGGTGGTAAGATCGACGCAATGGTTCTTACTACATTTTTCAAGTCTGCGAAAGAATCGTTGGAACGTGCAGGTAAAGAAGACGCTGCATTTTATTTTGAACAGTGTGAAGATTGGATGCGTGAAGGCGGGTCTATTAATTCTAACGCTGCAAAGGTTCTCGGACTATGATGACTTTCAGTGAGCTCGTGGAAGAGTTGAAACGCCGTCAAGAAGAGGAAGAGAAACAAGAAAGGGAAACACAAAAGGAAGAGTCATGATCGAAGTGGGTGATAAAGTATATGTGTGGGAAGAAGATAATTTCTTCGCACGTGAATGGGATAACGTTATGGGCGATGTCGTGTCAGTCGATGGTCGTGACGTTGTAATTGATTCTATCATAGATGAGTGTCAGTACACATTTGATATAGATAGTGTTTATCTTGTTGGTACTGGTCCTATCATGAACACACGTATTACTGATTTTCCTGCCGATGAAATCTTTGAAGACATTCCCGACGATCCAGACAATGTGGTCATGAAAATTCCACGTCCTATTTGTGCTCAACTAGGTATTGACATTGGGGATGTTATTGTGGTAGAATCTGAAGGTGAAGGTTTGGTACTTCGTAAAAAAGAACCCGCATTCACAAAAGAGTATGAAGATGCTCGTGCGCAGGCTATTGAAGATACCGAACCATATGATCCAGATAATCCAGAGGGGTGTTGATATGTCTAAGATGGGACAATGGGTTTTTGAAATGCAGGAAGATGCATACGATATGACGGAAGCAGAGTTTGTGAAGAAACATGGTAGAATTAATCGTGATATCTGGAAACAAATAAATGGTCCTGACTATGCTGATGATCCTACTTCATTTGATCCAGAAGATTATTATTATGAAAATTGACATACCACATCCAGATGAAATCGATAGCGTTGGAACACAAATAGTAATCCATCCTTGGGATACTTGGAGTGTAGACGTTACTCTGTCTTATGTTATTGTTCCTTTACTCACTAAGTTAAAAGAAACAACACATAGTTATCCAAGTAATTTAGGTTCAATGGATGAATGGCATGAGATTTTAGATGAAATGATTTGGGCGTTCACACATAAACGTGATAACTTTGATACACTTATGGATGAAGACCACATATCAACACAAGAACGTATGACAAATGGTTTTAGATTGTTTGGAAAGTACTACGAAAACTTATGGGACTAATAAAGGAGAAATAAATGTCATTTGATATTCCACGAGTTCACAAATGGGAAGAAAATATTGAACGTGAAGTAACAGACGAACTTTATAGTTATGTCTGTGAATACTATGGTGTAGATGAGATTGCGGATCTCACTGAAGAACAGATGAATGAAGTTGAAGAGTATCGTGATAACGATCTTAACGAGTATTCACCACTGCAAATCGGTTTCAGCAACATTATACAAAATTGGGAATCAGAAACTTGGGAGCGTGAAAACTCATGACGAGTATTATTCATGGGTAAGAGAAGTGACTTTGAAAGAGTTCCACGTGACTTCTATCCGACACCTTATGCTGCAGTAGAACCACTATTTCCACACATTGGGGATTGGTACACATTTACAGAACCCTGTGCGGGGGATGGAAGACTCATAGATCACCTAGAAAACAATGGTGGTCTATGCACGGCGGCATATGATATCGAACCTCATGATAATAGAGTTTCAGAGTGTGATGCGTTTTCATTAGAACAAGTAAAATCAAAATACATCATCACGAATCCACCATGGGACCGAAAAATACTTCATCCCATGATTAATCATTTTTCGGACATGGCTCCAACGTGGTTATTGTTCGACGCAGACTGGATGCACACTAGACAGTCTGCACCATATCTATCAAGACTTAAAAAAGTTGTTAGTATTGGTAGAGTAAAATGGATCGAAGACAGTAAGATGACAGGTAAAGATAACTGTTGTTGGTACTTATTTGACAAAACACCGCAGGTTGCACCAATAGAATTTTGGGGTAGAAGGTAAGAAAAGGAGATAAATATTATGAGTGATTTGCCGTCAACAATTACAAGTGCAGATCGTAAAGAGATTAAGAAAGCACTGCAAGAAATGTCAGACTCTTTCTACCAAATCGAAGCGCAAAAAGATTTACAGAAAGACATTGCGCAAAAGATGCTTGATGATTTGGGAATTCCTAAACGAGACTTCAATCGCCTCGCAAAGATTTTCCACGCTTCAAACTTGGTGGAAGAAGCTGCACGTAACGAAGAATTCATGGAGTTTGCAGAAGCAATTCTGATCGACCCTGAGAAACAGATCGAAAGTCAGTAGATTGACTCCTGCAGAACAAGCACAGAAACAAGCCGAAGAAGCAATGGATGGTTTCATCCTTTGGAGTAAACGAGCTACTCTGTGGTCAGCATTCTTTTTATGTCTAGTTGTATTTGCTTGCAATAGTGGAGTAGATGGAACTGGTAGTGGTTATAATGGCGAACAGTATGATCCAACAAACTTGAATGTAAAGGAATGAGAACAAAAGATTTCACCGATCAATCATTTTGTTGGCGAGGACTTGACGATTTTAACGTGAGAAGATGGGAATCGCTCTACAAAAAATACCAATCTGAAAATCCTGAACTCGTTGAAATATTTTCAGTAGATCACGAAAATGGATTTTTTACTATGGAAGATATAAATGGATTTGTTCTATCGGACACTCTACGTGTTAGAGATCTTGAAATATCAGAAAAAAGAAAGATCACAACGGATGTTATAGTATTATGGGGTAAGATGCAAAGTTGGTCAGTTGATGGACAAAAGGTATTTGTTCATAGAGATTATTGTATTAATAATATAATGTATGACGTTGATAGGAAACATATAAAATTAATCGATCCAGATTCTTTTTGTTATGACTATCCCCATATGATGACTCCTAGATGGCATGGGACTTTCATAGATACTATTTACAATATGAGAAACTGGGAGTTTGTTTAATGTGGTTTATTGTTTTCTTCATGGCGGGTATGGAACCCTTCGCAGTCAAGACGTTAGAGTTCGATGTGAGATACGAGTGTGTTGATTATGTAAATGATCCTGCGAACTCTAATCGTCTTGCGATTGAAGTCATTGCGAAAGCAGGGTTCAATGATGAAATCCTTGCAGTCGTTTGTCTACCCGAAACTGATATCCCAGAACCAGAAAAGGAAAGTGCATGATACGTTGGTATGATTATGCAGCCGCAATACTATTTGCATATGGTCTATACGGTCTACTGTTCTTTCCATTCTTTGGATTTGTAATGGCGTGGGCTGGTTACGAAATAGGATGGAAGAACGGTTACTGCGAGTATCGTAAGGATCAAGAAGATGTTCACCGTTGAATTTGATCACGATGATATTCAGATCCAGATTGTTGATGAGGAAGCAAACCACGAAGATCTTGTCGTCAATGCATTTGATGATATAGTTTTTATCCGACAATGGAATGAAGAGTTGAATAGGTTTGAAGTGGTGTCTATTAGTCCTAGTCAATGGGAAGAACTGATCTCTGCGATAGACTCACCCGAAGGTTGTTTTATTGTAGAACGCAAATAAAAAAAGGGAGATCCGAAGATCTCCCAGTTTGGTAGTAAGTGGGGCGGTTGATCCGCCCTTCTTTTTATTATTAGAACAAGTTTGTAACTCGTACACGGCGGTAGTAGTTGTTTGAATTTTGATCCAAATCACCGTTACCTGCAGTTGTACCTTCCGCAAATGGATTCGCAACCATACCGTAGCGAGTTTTAAATCCGATTTTTGGTTGGAATGAGTTCTCACCCACTGCACGGACCATCTGTAGTGGTACGTATGGGCAGTAGAACAGACCTGCGTCGAATGCTGATGCACCTTTGTAACCAACTACTAGGTAGTTAGAACCCGCATATGGGTCAATGTACACACGATAACGACCATTTAGTACACCTGCGAAAGTGTTACCTGTTGAGTCAACTTCTAGTGAGTTGCTGTTCAACGCTGGTGCGTAATCTAGTACACCCGCCATTTGTAGTGCAGATGCAACGTCTGAAGAACAGATTACGATGTTACCTTTACCACGGCGTGTCTGTTTTGCGATCTCGTTTGCTTCAGTTTCGATCTGGAACATTAGACCTTTGAACTTCTCAACTGACCAACGACCATTTGCGTCTACGTCTAGGTCAAAGATACCTGCTGATGCAGTACCCTGTGCACCTGGCTTCGCAGTTGCATAGATGTTACGTACTACTTCACGGTTGATCTCTGTCAGAATTTCTGCTTGCAGGATGTTTGCAAGTTCTGTTTCTGCGTCTAGACCGTGTACCGCTTTAAGGTCTTGTGCAAGTTCAGTTGTGTACTCTGCTTTCAGTGCACGTGTTTTCGCAGCAACAGTTACTTTCTCAATTGAGAACGCCATTTCTGCAAAGTTGGTTCCGTTACCGTCACCTAGTGCTTCACCTTCTGCAGTTGTCATACCTGTACCTGTATCGAATACAGATGTGTTAGGTACTGCGCCACCCATATCACCAGTGTCAGTACCTGCACCAGAGAATGTAGTGTCTGCTTCATTGTAGAACGCTTCTGTTCCCGCTTGTGAAGTCTGACGTGAACGCATTGCGAAGATCAGACCAGTTGGTCCAGTCATTGGTTGTACACCAGCGACATCATATGCGATCAGATTTGGCATAGAACGACGAATCAGTGAAATCAACACTGGATCGTAGTTGTCAACACCAGCACCAGTTGCGTTTGCAGGTGCCTCAGAAAGCAATGATGACATGTTTACAGATGCATCACCTTCTTGACGTAGCGCAATTTCTGTGTTTTCCAGAATCGACGCTGTTACAGACTTACGATGTTGGTCTGCGATTGGTGAAAAAGATTCGTGCTCAAGGATTGGGCCCCACTTTTCCACAAGTTTTTGATAGTTTGACTCAGTCATTTTTTCTATCTCCTTAGTGTTATTTTAATTACTGAATGTATTTATAAATTTTATTTTTTCAGTTTAAATTATCTAGATTTTCTTGAGTTGAGAGCCTCAACAAGAGCATTGATTGAAGGATTTTCAGATGCAGGTTGTACAACTGTTTCCTCTTCGATCATTACTTCGTCTTCCTCGTCAACAACATCTTCTTTTGGAGAAACATTAGTTTCTTTGAAGAAAGACTCTTTGATTGTCTGTAGATTCTCTTTGTAAGAGTCTAGATCAGATGAATCTAGATTCTCTGAAAGAGTCTTCAGACGTTCACGTTGTGACATATTCAGTTCACCTGTCATTTCTTCGAAGATCGCACCCGCTTTTAGATCCGCCACTTCTTTTGCCAAACGAATGTTTTCGTTGACAACGTTATTTGACTTTTCTTCTAACGATTTCATTTCTTCTTCAAGATCAGAAACTACGTCATATGTTTCTTCGTCAACTTTGATGTTGTGTTCTGAGAACAAATCTTTCAAACCGTCCATCAAAGAATCCGCCATCTCTACCTTGATACCAGCTTCGATTGCGACTTCATTTTCTTCCATCCATTCTGAAACGACATAATCAAGATATGCATCCAAGTTTTCGACCATTTCTGAAACCTTAGATTCAACCGCTTCCGCTAACTCAGTTTCCAGTTTGGTGTTAAGTTCTTCTTCGATCTTTTCCACTTTACCTTTAACTGCTTCAGTGACTGCAGCTTCAAAAACAACTGTTACCTTGCCCTTGAATTCTTCTGAAAGATCCATCCCTTCGAAGATGTCTGCGATAGACTCTTCAATGACGATCTCTTCTACAACTTCCACTTCTTCGGCTTCTGCTACAACTTCTTCAGATGCATCTACATCTGCGTCTTCTTTGTAACCAGCCTTCAGAGTTTCAGGTGACTTATCACCTTTGGCGCTGTCTTTTCTTTTCTTATTTGTCCCACCCTCTGGCGTAACAGGCGCAGCCGCTGTTGAAACACCATCGTCAGAGACAATTTTCTTTTCATCTGCCATTGTTTTTCTCCTTAAATCTAATTATGATTTATTTATTACAAAAAGTATTTATAAAAAATTCATTTTCTTAACGAACTAACAAATGTTTCAAACATTCTAGCTGCTGTTGATTCGTCAATACGTTTAGTAATAGTTCTGTATTGCTTCTCAACAGTTTCTTGAATTTCCTCAATTACTTCCTCGACTGGTTGCTGTGCAATCCAGTTACCAGACGCAACATCGTAGTAGAACTCTGTATTTTCCATAATACCATTTACAAACGCATTAGGCGCAGATGGGTCTGTAACGATGTCTACTGTTGCAAGATGAAAGTCCGATTGAACTTCCATTACGCCATTTCTGTTTTTCACAGAACCTAGTCCACGTGTGGATACTCCGCAACGTACACCTTCGTCGATGAATGTCTTAACGATTTCTCCCATTGGTGTGCCAAGGATCTTTGCCTTACCATGGAAGTTGTCGCCTTCTCTATGCATTGAAGTGATCAAGTGTGATACACGATCACCGTTAATCTGTGGTCCGTCTGGGTGACCAAGTTCACCAAGCGCACGTTTCGTATCGATGAATTCTCTCTGATAACGACTCATTTCTTTATCAAGAACTTCACTAGGATAGATACGTCCGTTGCGGTTCTTTAGGTTACCTTGCATAAAGATACCTTCGATAAAGAAACTCTTCTTACCAGTCTCTTCATTCAGTTCGGTAGAGATACCGATATCTTCTGTAATTTCTGAGATCAGTTTCATTGTTCTCGTTTCCTCTCGAATATTTTCTTTTATTTATAACTTTTCAGACTATTGCGCATCATAGTAGTTCTTGGAAAGTTCGCTCCAAGGACCAGTATTGTTCCCATCTCCTACTTTCCTACACTTTACATATGTGTACTGAGTGTTACCACCAGTAGGTGTGAACGTTCTAATACCATTAGTGACTGTACCGTTTGCGTCTTCGTAATAATCTCCGGCAGATGGATCATTTCCATACTCCCACAAACCGTTAGATCCTGGCACAGTTACCCAAGCCATTAGTCATCACTCTCTACCGATTCACCATAACCATAAGATGCAGCGTAGTAGTCATAATCGTCTGAGTCGTTGTAAGAACCACCCATCATACGTTTCGAACCCTCTGCATATGCGTGTAGAGTTTTCATCTGGTTGAAGACGTATGCGAGTTTATTCTGATACCACTCTTCAGGATCGTCAACCATTTCTAGGTAGTCCATGACTTCTTCTGCAGCATAACAGATGAATTCAAGTTGACGTTGCATCATAGGGACTTCTTCTGAAGGGTTCTCTTGCAGATCTTCTGAAGTCTCTTCTACATCAACGTCTTCTTTGTACGCAACATCATATGCTTTTTCGTCTTCGCCTGCGACATAGTCGGAAAGACGTTTGATTCGAGATTTACCTTGAATCTCACCTGAGAACTGTTCTGGTTCCGCAACAGGGTGATCAAATACTTCCACCGAATGTTGGTTCCAGTGTTTTAGTTCTTCTGGGTTGTTTGGCATTGCAACCTCTGAAACTAAGTCTTTAAACGATTTCATTGTTCTGTTCCTATTACATTTAGTTGTAAGTTTATTTATTACTATTCGAATTCGTCTTCGGCGTTACCGAACTCATCCTTCTCAACTTCGATCTGTTCACGTTCTTCTTTGAACTCATCTTCTGACATTTGAAGGATGTTCTTTACCACCCATTGACGTGAGTAGTACACACCAACATGTTCTTCAACATCACGAAGAGTGTTCATGCGTTCACGGATAATCTCAGTCTGTTTTAGTTCTTCGAAGTAGTTATCCTTGACAAAGTCATAACGGATCCTGTTTTTGATTTCTGCAAATTCTTCTGGTCCCATGATACCTTTAAGAATCAATTGTTTTTCTAGGATTGTATTAAACAAACCAGAGAAACGTGCACGTACACGACGAATGAACTTACCGAATTTCAACTCGTCACGTGTGATCTCAGAGACACGACCAAAAGTCGCCATTGTTTCTGGTTCAAGTCTTGAAATCGGAACTTTCAAAGACTTATAAACTTTCTTTAGGAAGTATTGCATGTTCTCATCTGTAGATAGAACCTGTGCACCACCGCCCGCAAGAGTATCGACTTCAGTTGAACGTTCCCCACCTCTACGTGGGAACCAGAAGTCTTCTGTCATCGTCATCATCTTCTTCGCATCTGTGATCTCACCAGTACCAGAGTTATATTGCAGTTTGTTCTTATGACGAACCATCATATCACGTAGGTATTGTTCTGCCTTCGCTTTTGGAAGGTTACCCACGTCAATATAGAAGATTCTGCGTTCTGGTGCACGAGTAAGTGCGTAGATGATTGTTGCGTCTTCCAACATACGAAGTTGGTTCAAGGGTTTGATCGCAGGGTGCAAGTGACCAAGAACCATAGAGTTAGATTCATTCATAATACCAGAAGTGACACGTGCAACAGCGTCTTTCGAAATACGGTGTTGATTCTGAGAACCATTTCCACCTAAACTACTTGAAGAGTTTCCGAAACCCTGTTCTGAGTACAAGAAGTATTCGTTCTTTACTCTTTTGGTTGGGACACCAGAAGCGTCCTTTGCATTCTTGTCAACTTCTCTAACAAGTTTGATCTTGCGTGGATCTACGTAACGTAGTTCAACAACGCCTCGTTTTAGATCTTCTTCGTCAATAATAATATGAAAGTTTAGTCTACCATCGACATAGAATTTACTGAACAAATCGTATGCGGTGTTGGTAAAGTCAAGAAGAGAAAGAACCTTGTCAAACTCTTCTACAATTCTTTCTTTTACTTTATCTGGGACATCTTCAATTTCATCTAGTACACACTCTACAACTTTATCGTAGACATCAACAGAAATTGCTTCGTTGATTACCTCATCCAATGCCTGAGCGATCTCAGGTTGCATTGCCATATTACGATATTTGGTTACCAGTTCGGATTCAGATTTCGCCGTCTCCTCAACATTGATGCCAGTGCCATAAAAATTACCCAGCGCATTACCGACTGTAATTGCACCGTCATCGTTTGAGGGTTCGACGAAAGAAACAACTTGTTGTTGTTCCTCGCCGTTATCCCTCTTAATTTCAAAACCAAATAATTTCACTTTAATTCATCCTATAATTTAAGAAGTAGAAATACCAGTCGCACCCTCAACTCGCCAGAAGTCGTATTGGAATGTAACGGTAAATTCTTCGATTTGATCCGTAGAAGACCAGTCCATTGCAATTTCACTTACGTTAATTGGGTACATACCCTCAAACACATAAGTTCTAAGTGCAGAACCATCTTTCGAATATTGTGTAATCAAACCGTTTGATTTGTAATCTTGTGGAAGTGTACGAACGTTCGCATCGTGTGCTGCAATACTGTTCATCCATGATTCCATTGCGTTACGAACCAAGAAGTCTTCATCGTTAATGATTGTCACTGTCCAGTCTGCGAATGTTCTATCGCCTGCATATTTGACCTCACGTCCAAAGTAAGGTACGGTGTATGCTCCGATTGTCGATTCGGGGATACCCGCTGCCCTTACCATGAAAGGTACTTTGAAGTCTGCTGCAGGTACGACTGGGTTTGTAATCTGACACTGGAAGAGGGTAGGACGTGCGCCACCCCCTGTCAGTTCGGATTTAAACTCGTTGATGTTAAAAGCCATATCTTACCTCTCCTTATGTCAACTGTCCAACGATCTCGTCGAATTCGACACCAGATCTTGTTGCAACAAATGTAAGTTCGATTGTATTAATTGAACGTGCAGGTTTGATGAAGATACTCGCTTTGAACATGTTCGAATCAATGACCTGTGGTGTATTGACTGTTCCGTCTGAAACTACACGGAAGTCGATGATACCACGTCTACCTTGAATCTCACGCAAGAACGGTTCAACAATGTTGCGGAACTGTGTCTGCGTAAACTCATCATTTAGTTCGAACAAGAACGATTGCGCTGCAGTTGCGATTGATTTCTCTACTGCGATAAACAATCTACGAACATTGATGCGATCAAATGCACTTGCGAAACCTTGACCAGTCTTGTCACCAAACAACAGAATACCTTGACCTACTTGCGAGATAACTGGGTTGATGTCTGAACTGTACAGTTGATCTCTTTGGTCCTTGTTCGGGTTGAATGCAAGTTTGATAACATTCTTGATTACACCCTTACGATAACCTGCAGGAGATTCAAATGGTTGTACTCGTGAACACAGACCTGCCATATCACCGTTCAATGGAGTCCAACGGTATACATCGTTATATTTGTCATAACGATATTTATAACCAGAGTCCAGAACCATGTAAGAACTTGCTGTCAGTTTGTTACGATATGCAATTGCGTTTGTTAGTTTCGCATTTGTTTTAACTTCGTCTACAACTGCTTCTTTAGATGGTGAAACGAATGCAACGCAGTCTCTACGACTATCTGCAATGTTACCAATGATGTAGTTTGCAATCTGTCCGTTGTCGTCACCCTTACCTTGTAGGACAAACGAGATGTCAATTTCGTTTGCATTTGCGAAGTTGTCATATGCAAGAGCAGTTGGTCCAAACGAAGCAGAACCTTCTGCAGTACCATCTGCACCACCTGATAGAGATTCGTATTCAGATGTTGCTGCAAGGAAGTGTGCAGTGTTTGCAACATTTACCCAAGAACTTAGATTCTCAATTACTGTTGCATAGTAGTTTGTTCTACCGTCTGAAAGTGTTGCACCTGCAGTTGTCGAAACGTCTTCGAATTTTTCTAGGACAGTTCCTTTAGTACCTGTGATTCCACCATCTGCGTCAATAACTGCAACATGATAGTTGTCTGTAGTTGGCGCCTTACCAAAGATACTTGCATGTTTCCACTTGCGTGTCATTGATAGTGCACTCAGTGAAGATTCTGCAAGAGTAAATTTAGTTGCAAGAACTGCTTTGTACTCATAAACACCAATACTATTCGCAGGATCGAAAAGTGCAGAGTTGGCGGCATCTTCGTCTGACAAATACAGACCAGTTGCACCGACTTTGTTTTCGGTCCAAGTTGATAGTACGATATTTTGATATCCTACTGAGTCGTTACCTATAGTTACAAGATCATTCGCAGCAACGTTATCATATTGTGTTCTTGTCTGGAACTGGAATGTTGTCGATGCAAATTCTATATCTTGATCATATTGTGTATCTCCCACATCTGTGTTAGCGCCAAATAGAATTGATGATACTGGAATATCGCCTGCATCAAAAACATCTGCTTCAAACGATCCAGATTTTACATATGCAACATCAATGTTGTTACCCAATTCACCAACATATTTTGCTTCGAATGCACCGAATGTAGAGTTTGCAACATCCAGAGTACCACTCACGTCTGTGTTTGCGATGATTGTATTCGCTGGGTAGAACACATAATCATATGAGTCTGCCTTTGCAGATCCTGTAGTTTCTGCACGATGTACAAACAATGCATTTGAATATGCAAGATAGTCTGCCGCAGTGAACCATGTTTCGTAGTTTGAATCTGATGGTTTACCAAAACGGTCTACTAGTTGGTTTTCTGAAGTAATAAGAATTGTTTCGTCGGTTGGACCCCAACCAAATACCCCCGCAATTGCAGCAGGAGGCGTTGCAATGGCTGGGACGACTTGGCTTGCGTCTACTTCACGAACTATTACGGAAGGACTTACGGAAAAAGCCATATTTTTCTCCTTTGTATAAATTTATTTTTTATCAGTTCATATCACTGTTTTTATTTATAAAAACAAAAGTTTAAAATATCCAGTCGTCTTCACGCTTCACAGGTTGGAATCCACCTTGGGGTAGATCCTCACCTACATCGATGAACCCAAAGGGCAATAAATCTTCTTCAATTTGTTCATCTGTCTTCTCCCTCAACATCATCATCGTGTTAATATCAGTCATATCTTTGAAATACATCTGATCTGTTAACCACGAGAAAATTACCAAATTCATTACCAAATCATCATGTGAACCAGATTCCGCCTCGTAAGAGTTACCTTTTTTAGAAAACCGTGATAATTCCTGAATTGTATTAAAATCTTGTAAAATCAGTTGGTTCTGTTCTACCAACATTTTCAAAATAGAACATCCAACAGATTTTACACTCTTCGTTGTTCTTATGCCATTGTCTACGTTTTTGCCGAATCCTGCCGAAATCCTCTTTCCCATCCGACCTGCGTTTTCTGTATACAGAATGTTTTCATATCCATAATCCATCAGTAACACATCAGACACCTGTTCTCCTATATCGTTAATCTCGACAAGAACAGCTGCCTCGTGGTACAACATTCCTACTCTATATATAATAGATGCGAAATCAACTGGCCCTACCATATTGTCTCTGAACGTGCAGACTTGTTTATATGGCATCTCAGTGATATCAATTACTGTAAACGTTGAATAGTCCAATCCTTTACCACGAGAAACGTCGACTGTCATCACATAAGTCCGATCTCTATCGGGTCTCTCATATTGAAAAAGGTTGTCTTGTTCTGCAATCGGACGTGAGGGTGCAAGTTCTTTCAGCTTTGCACCGTTGACCAATGTACCAGAACTTCCCAGAAACTCACAACAGTATTCCTGTCTGAACTTCTGTTCATCATAATCAAGTGCGGCCAAGGTTTCTTGTCGCCACTTCTCATCTCTGCCAGGCACGTCATTCCACATGACCTTGACAAATTCGTATCCGTTTGTTTTTTCTTCTGCGCCCTTACAGGTTTTCCAAAAGTGGTTCAAACCATTTGGTGTTGATGTCATTAATAGTTTTGTAGAGTCACCTGATGAGATTGTAGGATATACAGATGCGAAGAACTCATCATATCCTTCAATAAATGCAACCTCATCCAAGTACAGGAAGTTAACAGACTTACCACGAATTGCACTGGAAGATGTTGTACCCGCAAGGATCTGACAACCGTTCTCTAATGCAATGTTACCCTTGTTCCATTCTTCAACGCCTTGCTGCAACCATTTAGGCAGAGCTTCAAATGCTAATTTAACACGAGACATAACTTCACGAGATGCATCACCTTTGTTTGCAAGGATTGCAACTGTCTTGAATTCATTGAATAGAATATAATGAAGAATGACTGCAACTGCAGTTGTTGTCTTACCAGACTGTCGTGCAGTCAAAACTGCAACACGTCTGTGATTTGTAATTTTTTTAGTGATGTCTTCTTGATAATCATACATCTTAAAGGGAACGAGTCCCTTGTCCACGTGTACAATTTTAATATATTTCTTTGCGAAGTAAATAGGATCTTCTGCACACTTCATATACTCCTTGAGCATTTGTTGTGTGTATTCTATTTGTTCTCCAACCCTCTTTAGGTTGTTATTACCAAGATATCCCCTAGTTAGTGGATCAACTATTGCCATTATCCTCACCCTTCAACATACTTAGTAAGTCTGCAGTAGAGACGATTAGGTTATTGTTCGTCACATTCGTTTCTGGTTTACCGAATGCATCCTCATCTTTAACCATTTTCTTTTTAGAAGAAATTTCTACATACTCTTTGTTTGCATCTAGGAGTGTCTTCATAAGTGTGGAAACCACCTCGAATGCACGAGGTGATTCCGATTGTTTTGCGATCTCAACCATTTCTCTCACTGCATCATCACCTAAGTTGATGATATTTGCAACATTAGATCTGGCCAATTCGAGATCCTTTAGGTTCTCATCGCTGGCCTCATTTGAGGTAGCGAGTGATCGTACCTCTCCTTCAACAACTTGCAGATCGTTCGTCTGCGTCTGCGATCCTTCTGTTTGCGAATTTTTCTCCAATTGAGGTTTCGCCAATACCCCTTCGTTCGATTGTCTATCCTCGTCAGTTTGACTTTGTTCTCCACTAGATCCGAGTCCTCGTAGAGATCCAACATTCTCATGTGGTTCTGTAGTGTCTTCTGCTTGAGTTTCTGCAAGTGAACGTACCCCCATTGATTGTGAAATTTTATCATCTATCATTCTGTATTCACCTCTACAATATTGATGACGCCCCAATCGTCGTCAAATTCAATTTGTCCAAATGGTATAGTTTCGTCAACGTCTGTAGTTGGTTGACCATTAGCGGTCAAACCAGGCTGTGTTGTAAATCTGGATTCCCAGACTTCATCAATATCGGCGGTTGGACTTGTATTTTGTGTTAACTTTACATCTACAAATTTGATGACTGGTTTTGATCTATTTGGTCCAAAGTACCACGCTTTCATAGTAAACCCTAAAGTATAAAGAACACTTTGTCTTTCAGTAAAGTCTCCCTCATACACTTCTTCTGTTGTTACACTATTTAACACCAGAGGAATATCAATTGGTTCTAGATTATCCATCAACTTAACTGTCGATGTGAAATCTGGATTAAAGAAAGGAACAATCTGTTCCATAATTTTTGCAGCATCTTCTGAGTACTTAGTCATGATGTACAAAGAGAATTCCAAATTATATGGAACACCCGCATAAACAAACCCACGACCAATTGCACCATCTTCAATGGTTGCTTTACGGATTTTGGTTGTAGGATTAATCTTACGTTCACCATCATATGTCATACTGTTCAACTCGAATGACATTCGAGGCAACGTAATTGCAGTCGGACGATCAAGATCTGGATCTTGGGTCACACGTGCAAGAATCTTTTGAAAGGGCGCATAAGAAATCGGAACTATCATTTCCTGTTCTGTGTTAGAATCGATAGTTCTTTTGATTTTAAGTTGATTGAAATACGTCCCAAAGATTGCGACATACTTTCTAGTTGTTTCGTTATAAAAATAATTTGCTATAGCCATTAGGTGTTCGCCTCAGGTGGTTCATCATCGTCAAAATTGATCGTCTCACTAAACGGATCCATTTCCGTGAAGTCGATGATGTCGTCTGCAGTTTTTTCGAAGAAGAAGTTGTCAGCAATTGGATCTGCGTTTGCAAGTGCCTCCAATGTATTTGTATTTGAAGTACCACCCACTGTCGTTTGATAATCTTTAAGAATATCATCAAGATGACTAAATCCAGTTTCAATTCTTTCATTACTATATTCTAACAACTCACAACGTAAGTCATACACTTGTAGTGCACCGCTCTGATAGAACACACTCTCATGTTCGACGTACATGACTTTAAACAATTTACCATTGATTGGGAAGTAAATAATATCTCCCTCTAATGGACGTGTTCTTGTGGCGACTTCTTTGGTGACATATCTTTCAAATGTTCTAATCGCTACTGTGAAAGTAACTTGGTCTCTAATCTGCAAACCAAACTTAGATAGGAAGTCACCCTCTCCCTCAAATCCATCAACACTCTTGACATACATCTCCATCTTATATACACTATTGTATAGAGGAGTATCGTCTTCATTAAGAATGTTATCCACCGAACCTGCAGTACGTGGTAAGTATTCAATGTCAACACCATAAATCTTGATCGACTCAATAACTAAGTCATCAATGAGTTGTTGTTCATTGAAATGTTTGGTTTGGTTGAAGAAGGTTGAAGTTGCCATGTTTTAACCAATGAAGTTATAGGTTAGTGGTTGAAGACTTTGAATTGCATCTTCTTCCATCTTTTCTCTCTCTGCACGTGCTTCTTGTAGAATTTGTTCTCCGTTGAACTGAACTCCGCCAACAAGTTGCATCTGAGTGAATTTAGTTAAATTCAACCCCCACTGTTCACGCACCAATACAGATGCGTAGTTTTGCAACCAACGATCTCCCCATACATCAGGGTACGTACCCGCATCAATCACATCGTATGCTTCTATCACAATGTAGTCACCTACGACAAACATTTCTTTCGTAACATCGATGTGGAGTCTGTTTACATGTTTGTTGTATCTGACCATTGGTTGTCCGACCAACATGTCTTGCAAAAGTTCTAGGTGTGACATTGTCATGTAATAGTTCGCAACATCGTAACCTGTAATGTCTTCGACGTTGTTTAGGACATATTGATATGACACATTAAATGCACCCGATCCTGCTGAGATGGATGACTTTAGATCAAATACTTTTGAGATACCAAGTATGTTTGCAGGAAGGGGAAAGTATCCGTTATCAATATCATCTTGTGTGATTTGATGTTTCAGATATACAAGTTGGCTACCATTATAGTGATAGTCACGCCAGAAAGAAACCGCTTCATCAACACGATCTTCGACCTGTTCATCTGAAACGTTTACTTCGATAACTGGCGCACCAATTTTTCTTAGGATGTATTCTATAAATTCTTGTCTAGTTACTGGCTGTGCCATGACGTGTTCCCTGTGAACTTTTTATTAGATTTATAGATATTTATATCATCTGCGCTCTATGTCTTCTTCAGTCAGTTCGTCGCCCATCCATACTTCAATAACCTTTACAGGTTTGTCTCCAACGTTCGTCGCTTTGTGCCACGATCTTTTTGGAATATCAATACTATCACCAGTTACATAAACACCAGATGTTTTATATCCATTTGCAAATTCTAAATCCATTTGCAGTTTTCCATCGACGATGTGCCAATGTTCAGATCTTTGAAAGTGTCTCTGATCTGATAGAGACTTGTCTGGATCAATAGAAAGTTCTTTGACTTTCCAGTGTCCATTCTGATCTAGTTCTCTGTATTTACCCCAGAGTCTTTGAGTGGTAGGTTTCTCCCATTCTTTTAAAATCCAAGACGAAGAGTTCTTTTTATCTTCCCCACCCACTCCGAATTTGAAAGATAGATTCGAAGACGCAACTTCCATTTCAGGTATGTTATCAGAATTTCTATCTCCACCATTAGCAAAAATAATCTGATCTTCCGTATATTTACCACAAAGTTCCTCCAAAAAGTTTTTACAACTGTTATCTTCGTCGTGGTGTGGTTTAAAAGGAACAACCTGATCTACGACATCCAACGACCCAATAATTGTTGCACGTTCGGTGAGGGGCATGAAATGACGCCCCTTCTTTCTCGCAAGCCACTCATCACTATTAACACCAACGATGAGTCGATCACCCAACATTCTCGCACTTTCAAAGTATGCAATGTGACCACTATGTAAAGGATCAAATCCACCAGACACCACAACAATCTTCAAATCTACACTCCTTTGTTACTCATCATATAATCCCAAAACAAATTCTTCTCATTACTCTTATAGAGTTGCGGGGGAATATTTTCTAGGATATCTCTATGAACATACCAATCTTCGTATTCTGTATCGGGTCTAAAACACAGATTTTGACATACAAGTTCATAACCTGCGTCTTTTAAAATCTGTCTTGACTCTTGTCTAATACTATTATCTAGTCGATAAGCATCATGTTCAAATTGAATAACATTAAATTTAAACCTATGGAAAGGCATATTTCTTAAAACTTGAATTGATGTTTCATCAGTATCGATCTGTAGAAAGTCAATCGTGTTTTCCATACAATGTTTCACCAAAAGATCTTCAAAGTCGATCTCTAACGCATTTGCATTAAGGATAGTGTTTGTACGTTTCTGAGAAAACTCATATGCAAGGTGAGCAGACCATTCAATAGAAATACCTCTCCACCCAAATTGAGTTTCTAGTAGTGCAGTATTATTATGAGTGAATGGATTTCCTGCACCAATCTCTAAGTAAGTACCGTTGCGTTTACCATTCAGACATGCAAGTACAAACATGTCTTGAAAATGTTTTGAATAATTTTTATCGACATTTTTAATACCGTCAAAAGGTGCGGTAAACTTAACTGCATCACCTCTTTCATAAGGGACCGCATCTGGCCAACCAATTTTATTCAAAAGACTTCTTACGTAATCAACGTAACCCGCTGTCGCTTCAAAAGGTCTGCGATAAAGGATATCAAAGAACATTCGTCTACCACTCTCCACACCAGAGATCTGCCAAGTTCCTAGTGCTCGTAAGAAATATAGTTCACTTATGCCTGGCCATTCAATACCAATATCTTCTTTCTCAATAAACTCCAAACCCAATTTCGCATGATTAAGACAAAGTCTCCAATCGTTCACTTTCTCACCGTGTTTTGCAAGAAAGTAATGTGCTTCTGGTCTCGTTGGTATAAGTCCCAACGCATGTTGAAATAGACCAGTAACAGTGTAATTACGACCACCCTGTCTATCATATGCAAGTCCTGCATAAATCATACATTTATATTGAAGTTCTAGATCCTCTTCTTCGATGTCTGCACAACGAATGTAGAAAGAGATTGCAGCTGCACCTTGTTCTAGTTTATCATACTCACGTGCAAGGTCAAACATTTTATAAGTGTTCTTAGGATCTAAGATATGTTCATTCAATAGTTCTTGTAAATTCATCCTATCCTCGCATCAAAAATTCTTGGAATACTTCATTCGGTATTTCCAAAACATAGGTTGCGTTATCCTGCAAACCATAAGAAATATAAACAGCGTTTTTACCAAACATCAAACCAGTTGCAAATTCAATATGAAATTGATTTCCTGTTACTGGATCTGTCTGAGTTCCCATGAAATGAAACTCTTGTGTGTGATGAACAATATTCCAATCATTGTCCCAAATAATTGCACGATGTACATAGTGACCATCTTTGCGTCCAAAAGTATCACGCCCCAAATCAACTTCGTGAGTGATTGCGATTCTGCGTTCACCATTATCGATAGGAAGGATCTGTGTACCGCCACGAATGTCCCTAGGCATAGGGATCTTCTTACTTTCATCTAGAACGACAGTTTCTGTTGTTCCTTCATCAATATTAAACTTAATAACTTCTGTGGGGTTAGTCCACTTAACAAAGTGGTAAGGCATGTCCAGAACTGGAACCCAATTCTTCTCACAATAAGTTTCATCTGGGGGTGGAGCAGGGATTGGATGTCTCGCAATTTCTTTCCAACTACCATCTTCTAGTTGAATGATCTCTTGCATTTCCATGCGACCTTTACCATGTTCATCATAACAGTCACGACGAACACCACAAAGGAAAAGACGATCATCCCAAGAAAATAATCTTCCATCTTCTAGTCCAATAAAGTTCCACGTTGGTTCTGTATCCAATTCAGAAGTATCAATGCGACCAGCACTAATAACATTCATATTCGCATCTAATTCACACATAATATTATATGTGGTTAGAGTGACATCGTTTTCTGGATGAATATAAGCTAGTGGACCAAACTGATGTGGGAATTTTTTACCTTCACTATGGTAAAGAGTATAGTTGACATGACGAATATTCATGAGGATTCTTCCATTATAATTGTAAATGGAAGGATTCATGATCCCTGTTTCGCCAGTCAGTTCTTTGGGAAGAGTAATAGGATATATCTTGCCGCCCCGCTTTAGTGCAAAGGTTGCAAGTCCATACAGATGCATGTCGTGCATGACACCTCCATAATTAAATTTCAATTGCGAATATTATATCAAATCAGTGTATGTTTGTCAAGACCAAGGTACTTGTCTTACGATAGTATTTTTCTTATCGATTCTTCTTGCGATGATATCATCAATCTTCTGAAGTTCGCCTGCTGTCAACTTGTTTTCAATCCACTGAACAACATTTGCTTCTGTTAGACTAAAAAAGTTTATGAAATCGTCTGTAGATAAATCAACAGCAGTAAACCATGACGTGCCTAGGAAACTGTGATTAACACTATCTGTATCCGTACCGATTCTTTTCCAAGTGACACGGACAACAGAGTTTTGAAGGACATCACCATTTGTATTGGTTTCGTCCTTCGTCTCCATGTTCACAATTTCCCAAGCATATGTAATCGCCATTTTTAGATCACCTTATCTAAAGATTTATTCTGCATCGTCTGCTGGTGGAGTAGCATCTGCAGGTGGCTCTGGGGTTACTGCATCATCCTCAGTTGCCCATGGTAGAGCATCCGATTGAATTTCTTCACCAGTACCATGTTCTTCTTCGATTCTCTTTTCGATTTGTTCGTCGATGTGCGCTGCGTAACTCGCATCTGCATTTACAACTGCTTGAATCCAACCAAGAACAGTTGCTTCAGTCAAATCAGCAAATGGAGTGAATTCTCCTTCAGGAACGTTTGCTGCCGTGAAAGGTGTCGCACCCGACCAAGAGCCAGAGTGACCATCAGAGTTAGTACCTGTTACGGTCCAGTAAGTTTGATAAACAGCACGAGGAAGAGTGACACCATCAGCGTTCACTTCATCCTTAACTTTCATACTGTCAATACGCCAAGTTTTTGTTAGTGACATAGTCTTTTCTCCAAATATAGTTTAGTTTAATGTTTTATTTATGTGTTTGCAGTTGCTGAGTTTGCGAACTCATCATCATCTGTAGACACTGGGTCATCATCAATTTCTGCATTTGCATAGTATGCCAAAGATCTGAGATGGTTATATGCTTGTGTGACATAAGAATCACTACTGTCCATATCAAGGAAAAACACACATTTACCATTCATGTCTGGTGTACCGATGTTTTCTTCCATTTCGGTTTCTGTAGGTTCTACACCCATCCATCCAATAGGGTTCAAGTCATCTATGCGTGCTTGACGTGATGCCCAGATAGTCACGGTAACATTCGCAATATATCCACTTCTCCAATAAACTTCAGGTTCATCGTCACCTCTTGAAGTGTAACCACTTGGTTGCGAAACATCGACAGGAGGCATAATGTCGTTATTTCTTTTTTTGACATTAACCCCAGTCACCACATGATATGCATTAGGGATCGTTGCGCCCGATCCCTGAATTTCGTAATCTCTAATAAACGCCATATTATAGTCTCTCCATTAATGTTTGAATCATCTGTTTAAGTTCATCAATTTGTTCTTGCTGTCTATTTATAATAGATTGTTGATCTTTAATTGCTTCGATAAACAGACCTGCCATGTTACCATAGTTAACAGAGTACTCATCCACGTCTGCAGCATAAGTGACCACTTCTGGTAGTACTTCTTCAACTTCCTGAGCGATGACACCAATTTCTGTTTCCATAATTTCTTCGCCATCATCAGAAAGATAATCAGCTTTTTGTTCTGGTTTCAGTTTATCGTTTTCTGTCGCAAGTTTGTTATATGAGACGCCACGCAATTGTAAAACTTTTTCTAGTGCGTTGTCAATAGTTTCGATGTTACGTTTACGTCTTCTATCTGAGTATGCAACAATGTTACCAGTTGCGTAGATGTCACCAGACACATACAGTTCGTATGTAGAAGATGTAGTGGACGAAGTAATACCCAAACAGTTGTCGTTAGAGTAATAGTAAAGTGCCCAACGTCCAAGTCCTTGCCAATACAGACCACCTGCACCACTACCACGTTGGTTGAACATCAAGTGAGGATCATTATCCGCCTGTGACCACGCAAGACCATACCAACCGTTTCTTTCACCTAGTACGTTCCAAGAACCGTAAGAAGTTGAAGTGTTTGGATAGAAGTGCGCACCGTTTGTACCAGAGTAGAAACCAGTAGTGTTGGTGTACATCCAAGTGTACTTGTAGGTATAACTTGAACCACCGTTGATCTGGAATCTAACAGTGTTCGAGTTATAATCGTTCATGAAACGATAACCCTGATAACTTGGGTTTGCACCAAAGTCAATACCTACATGATAGTTAATTCTCAGTGCAGGATATGGGAATGACCAAGCACCGTCTGTTTGGAACAGTTCATAAGGATATGAACTGATTCCACGGTTAGAGTCACCACCAGTGCCGTTAAAGTCATAGACATACGCACGAACTTGGTTCATGATCGATGTAGACGCAGGGTCTGTATAGTATCCAGTGTTGTTACTGTCATAGTAACGTCCTGCATACATCGAACCACCGTTTGACGAGTTAACGTCAAGGATTGGAACTGTTCTCCAAGATGAGAATGATGACCAAGTATTACGGAAACGTAAGTTACCGATTGGACCACCAACCATCTGCCAACCATAACGTGCAGAACCACGTGAGTAGTGATATGCTTGCACACCAACCCAGTGTGACGTACCTGAAGGCTGGTTAGCTGGGTTACTCCAAGAATCAATAAATCCAGATCCGAAGTCTGCAATGGTATTGGTCATATCCAAACGACCCCAACCCATTGCACCAGTCCAATAGTTACTATCACTTGTGATGCGTGGACGTGCACGATAGTACTCACCAGAGTCACGTGTATGACCAGGCAATGACATCATGGCCATTGTTCTGTTGTTTACACCTTCAAATCTTGTAGAGTTCGTAGATGCACCGTTGAAGTAATAAGCAGTGTTATTTGAATCATAGAAGATTGGTGCACGAGACGAACCAGGCGAGTATGTGTAAGTTGTATACACATAGAATTCTGCGTTACCATTACAGTACAGAGTTAAGGGGTTGGACCCTGTGCGTACACGAACTGCCCATGATCCATCATTATCTAGTAGACCACCTTCACCAGAACCATTACCGTACCAGTATGATTGCAACGAACCATCGTTATCATAAAGACGCATACCACCGCCACCAGTAGCACCGTAACGGATATCCATATAGGTATCACCAGTGTAGATATGACCAGATGTTCCACCATCGTCAACACGAAGTCTGTTGATATAAACAGTGTTCAAGTTAGAAGTTGACGCTGGGTTTAGATAGTAACCAGTGTTGTTTCTGTCATAGAACAAAGGTGATCGCATATCAGAGATGTGGTCCATATAGTCAGTATTGATACGACCATATGTTGAACCTGCATACAACCACTCCATGATTGTAGAGTTGTCAGAACTGATTAGGTTTGTGTCAACAACTGTACGACCTTGTAGTCTGATGTAGTCCGAAGAACCTGTACCATCGTTTTCAACACCGATAACCATTGCCGCCTGCTCACCAGAGTTGTTATAATCTGGATCAAACGTGATGTAACCAAAGTCAGATGGTGCGTTAACACCAGAACGGAAGTACATTGTTACAGGTGCATCGTTACCTGAATGGAATTCGATTGCGGTATTCTGTAAGTATTCACGTATACGAGAACCACTTGCCGCATATGACCAAGAACCACCAGAGTCATTTGTTCTACCTGTGTAGATAGACTTGCCTCTGAAGTTCACAACGTTCAAGTTAGATGTAGACGCTGGGTCTAGGTAGTAACCAGTATCGTTTAGATCGTAGTAGATCGGAGCTCGCATTTGACGTTCTGCACGGAAGTATCCTGAGTCAGTACGTGCCTCCCAACGACCATTGTAGTACAAGTATAGATGAGAATTTCTTGCAGCGTACAACATCCACTCGTTGTCAATGTCGTTGTAGATACCAACTTGGTTGTTGTCTGCAGACATGAATACATAACGACCATTGATTGAGTAACCTTCCCAACCATTCTTACCGCCACCGTTGATCTGGACACCACCATAATCACCAGTTGGGTAATCTAGGTAATCGTCAGTACTACTATCATAACCTGTATACAGTCTGTTTGTTAAGAGTGTATTCAAACGTGACGTAGACGCAGCATTGATGTAGTAACCAGTGTTATTTGAATCGTAGTAAATTGGTGAACGGAAACTGTATGCAGTGTAAACATACAATGCATCACCATACACATCAAACAAACCAAGTTGTTGAATCGAACCAGTTGAACCACCATGACGACCAATACGGAAGTCTGCGCTTGAAGTGTTGTTATTGTTTGAGTCTAGGTTGATCCAGATGTTACCATACGTGTTGATACGTAAATCATCTGCAGTATTGCCCCCATTGTCACGAGATGAAATTGCGTGGTTTGTACTGTCATCACCATAGAATGTAATCCAATCTCCACGATCACGCATGTTGATTCTGTCAACCAAGATAGTCGCCATCGATGAAGTGCCTGCAAAGTCACCATAGTAACCACTGTTATTTCTGTCATAGTAACGTTGTGCATATGCGTTACGGTTGATAAGAACGTCACCATCCCCACGAATGATTTGGTTCCACTGTCCACCAGTACCACCATCACGGAAAGAGATGTCTTCACCGCCAGATGTTGCGATGATCAAGTGTGCATCATTACTTTCTGTTGCTTGGATGTAACCACGTAAGTTACCTGAAGTTGTGTAGAAATGTGCCTGACCACCTGACCAATATTCTGTCTCGTTAACACGGTTCACGTTCATACGTGAAGTACCCGCAAAATCACCATAGTAACCTGTATTGTTCACATCATAGAAGATAGGTGAACGCATAGATCCACGTGCTTCGGAGTAACCTGTGTAGATTACGAAACGTGAGTAACTATCGTATGTCCATCCGTTGACACCAACACCGTAGTGTGGGTTATCTTGGTTATCAAAGTAACCAATCTGGATAGAGCTCGCTTGATAGTTTGCAGTACCGATATTCCAACGACGAACATTGTTCGAAGAGTTTAGTCTTGAACGGAATGAGATAACACCACCGTGAGTCGTGTTTGTACCCCAAGAACTTAGAGTGAAGTGTGGGTACGCATGGTTGTTACCAATCTCAATTTGTGGTCTATTAGTGTCACGTGTTGTTTGAGTTGCAGAGTTCGAACCAATTTTCAAATATGAATCGCTAGAACTCAAACGTAGGTGAATCATACGTGAAGTCGATGCGGGATCTACATAATAACCTGTGTTGTTTCTATCATAGAAGATAGGAGCACGCATGTCACTGAAGTGATCCATGTAATCTGTGTTAATACCACCGAGGTATCTTAGACGTGTTGGGTTCTTCTCGTAGAACTGATAATTACCACCGTATTCGAAGAACGAAATGCGGTCTGCGTTAGTGTAACCAGTTGAGTTGTTGGTTGGGTAACCACGCAAAATCATACCGTGGTATTCATCTTGCCAGTTGATAAGACCATACGAACCTTGTGAAACGGTCAAACGTGCAAATCTGTTGTCGTTAATACCACTAGATGCAGGGTTCATTCTGTATGTGGTGTTACTACGATCATAGAAAATGTTTGCACGGAAATCGTTAGTGTACGATGTCGAAGCAGGATCTAGGTAGTAAGATGTATTGTTACGATCATAGTAACGGTTTGCATATGCGTTACCATCGACATAAACGTCACCACCAGTACGTAGACGACCATGAGTGTTAGAACGTTTCAACATCACGCCACCGAATTGACGTAGTGCACCACCAGCTGAATAGTTCATCAGGATACGGATACGGACGTAATAACAGTTCGATGGAATTGTTGTATATCCACGTTTTGTTGACCAGTTAGTCGACGTATCGTTCGAACCACTTACAACGAAGTATGTTGTACCTGCGTTACCAGCAATCGCACTCAGGTTCTGATCATAACGTTCAATACCATAGTAAAGAATACCACCAGATCCAGAGATACGACGAACCGAGATCTCACCGTAGAGTTCTTCGCCTGGTTCAACTGGAATAAATGTCGAGTAGAAGTCACGATATGCAGAAGTCTGTAGAACATAAGAACCTGCAAACGGACCAGTTGTTGCACGAACATATTCTGAAGTAGTGGGGGTGAAACTATTCTCGTTTGGCGCAAGTGAGTTGATAACACGTTTATCGAAGTAGTGGGTAGCGTCGAATAGAACATCGTCTGCATAACCTGTACCATATGCAGGTGACAATGTTAGAGATTCGTTACCACCGTTGTATGCGATTTGACGTGCACTCAATTCACCGTCGAAGTATGCATTACCATTGTCTAGGTCAATAGATGCACGTAAGTTACCACTACCAATGAATACAAGTTCATTTGGATTAGAAGTACTGAAGTGTGAACGATATGGGTTGTTGTTACCCGCCCAGAAAATACCCCAGTTTGTAGCAGTCTGCCAGATCCAATGAGAATAATCTTGTGCTCTATTTAATATGTTATTGTTACCGTCACCAGAAGTTGAGAATCCAACACGGTCAATAATACCATTAGTTCTAAATGAGGTACTTGTATTACCTGCAGCTGGATTCAGATAGTAACCTGTATTATCTCTGTCATAGTAGATAGGCGCACGTGCCTGTCTGATCATATCGAAATAACCAGAACGTGTTTCCGCCTCAGAACGACCATTGAAGTACAAGTACAATCTATCGTTTTGTACTGCACGAAGTGCCCACTCGTTGTTGGTGTCGTTGTAGATACCTACTTCAGATGGACCATTTGACATGAAGACCCAGTCGTCACGGATTGCATATCCTGCCCAACCGTTCTTCGCCCCTTCAACTCTAATAGAACCATAATCACTA